CATCACCCGAGAGTGCTTGTTCAATATCTTCTTCTGTAGCCATTTCTAAACTATCGTACTCAATAATAAATTGCTTATATTGAGATTCAGCTTTTTCTAACACATTAGTTACAATTACAACGTTGCGTGCAGGAATTCTTAAAACTTCTTTTGCAGACATCTTAAGCCATGGCTGCATAATATAGGACTCAATAACACCCCCGGCGTAAGGCATCTTCATTGAGTGAATTTCTACTGGCTCAGAAACTTCAATATACTTCTTATCTGCCAGATCCATACACTCATCTTCAGTAGAGACAATTAAATTCTCCCCACTGGTTAATTTTAAAAACTTACAGTACATTATAGAGATACCTTTACTAATTTGTAGTCAAAGTGCTCATCATTATAGGTCTTAATTCTCTCGATCATATGTAATAATGTATAGTTCTTTCTTGCTTTCCAAGTCAGATCATCGCCAATATCATAAAGATTACAAAATGTCTTTGCATCACCTTTTCGTAAACCTCTACCCACCGATTGTAGATTTCTAATCTTAGACTTTGTAGGAGATGCAAATATAATATTGTGAAGGTTCCTAATATTTATGCCTGTAGAAAATGTACCGTAGGATGCAACAATAATAGCATCGTTCTCTAACTCAGTAATGCGTCTGATATCTTCTCTATCGGCAGTCTCAGTACCACCGAATACAAAGAATACTTTTCTATCACCAGCCTTAGCCTTAATCATATCAAAAAGTATTTGCCCGTGCTTCTCTACATACTGAAATAGCACCAATGAGTTACCTGTCTGTTTGAGTGCAAGATTACGAATAAATTTATTTCTAGGTTCGTACCCACAAAGGAAGTCCATCTCATCGGGGTACTTATTATCCTTACAGGCCTTCTTTACATCATCGGGGTACTGAAGTACGAGGCCAAAGATTCTTAATTCAGCCAGTTGATCGTTATCCATCAACTGCTTGGTAGACGTTACCTTATATACAGAACCGAAAAGGCCTTCTAATACTAGCCTATGAGTCTTTGTACCGTCTAATGTACCTGTAGTACCGATACGATAAGGTGTATTGACCATCTTATGCATAATACCAGTTAAGGACTTAGCCTTAAAAGTATGCGCCTCATCTCCATATACTACTTGATAATTCTCGAAAAACTTCTTAGGTAATTCATAAACCGATTGCCAGGTAGAGATTACTATTGGAAAGAGGTTCTCTTTAGAATGCCCTGAATATATACGTGAGCAAGATTCTGATACTTTCCATCCATTGTTTTGAGAGTAAGATTGGAAATCAGCGTACATTTGCTCGACCAAAGAGGTCGTAGGGACCAGGATAAGCTGGCGCCTTCCAAACTTTTCATTCCAACGGAGTAGACAGTAGATGATAAGAGATTTACCGGAACCTGTTGGGGACAGAAGAAGGCGTCTTCCATCGGTAATTGCTCTATAAACTGCATCGAGTTGATAATCTCTGATGGACTCGCCACCGGGGAGTGATAGGTTAAGTTCATTAATAAATTCTTTCAATAGTTCTATTGTTATAGAATCAACCTGCTCAATATACTCACTATAGTCAATTGTGTATTGATTGACTTCGGCAAAATGTTCAAGATAACTTTTTAAACCAACATACAACTCTTTTGTAAACATAGAGAAGAGTCTTATCTTGCCATCCCATAACTTGTTACGAAATAAAGGATGAAACTTAGCTCCTGGAGCATCAAAAGAAAAATGATCAACCAATTCCTGCGCAATACCAGGATCAGATTGAACTATCATATATACATTATTTTTCTTTTTAATTACTATATTATGCATAAGGAACAGGACTAAGATTACCCGATACTGAAATTCTATAACCGTCACTCGTATAAAATGGTGTTACCATATGCTCCAGCCATGACGGAAATATAATCATTTGACCTTCATACGTGCTGTCAACATTAATATCATATTTTTTTAAATATGAATTACCTGGAGTCGGATAAACAAATGTAAATACCGGGTTCTTTAATGTATTACCTTTAAAGATGGGCAATTTACCTTCATCTTCATTTTTATATGGAATTTTTACCCAATAAACAAAACTTAAAACCCCGCTATGAGAATGTAAAGGATTAAATTCATGTTTTTTTTGAAAGTTAACCCAAATATCTTGGTGAATTTTATTCTTATTATTTCGAAAAATTATATTATATTTCTTTTCCGCTTCTTTAAAATTATTTTGTAATCTCCAATATTCAGGTATTATTGTATCAAAAAACCGATTTAAAGCCGGTACTAAATTGGGAAGAGTATACTCATGTTCAATAGAACCCGCAAGATCATTATTATACGGTAACTGATCTTTAAATTCTAAAGATATCATCATATCAACTTCTTTTTTTGTACTGCTCATTATACCCGTAGGAACATTACAACTTACAAAACCTAAGGAATATAATGGGTTATAATTTAATACAATTTCTTCCATTACATCATACCGTTGGTAAACTTAGCCCACTCAATACCTGATTTAATATCCCAGGTACGAGAGTTAAGTGATCTGATTATTTGTTCTAGTGTATAGATAGTAGTCTTAAAGTATTCTATCTTATCTTGTAGTTCAATTAGTTTATCATCACATTCAAGCAATTCATCCATTTCGTTCTTCAATGGCTTGTTACCTTGATATTGTGACCAACCTTCATCCTCTAATTCTTGCTTAGTCATCTCACCCCTGAAGTATTTGTACTTCATACGCCTGGTGTTGAGGTAATCAGACTCAGCTTTACGAAGCTGTAACTTGGTCTTAGATAAGACTGTGATGTATTTTGCATGGAGGATAGGAACCCGGGCAGCTTCGTGCCCAAGGTTCGTTTCATTGATAGGAGCATCTTTAGTCCACTCCTCCGTCAATTCACTTAGTTTCATAATGTAGTTAGTTAACTTTATTCAGGAAGATCTAAAGTTAGAATCTCTTCTCTCTTCTCTTCTGGTTGAGGTCCAAAGCTGATAATAGCTTCTGGGTTACCCTGGAAGCAGAAATGACCGTAGTGGTTTAGAGAGATGGAAGGGTCAAGCCAAACATCACCACCAATTTCTTGCCAGCGACGGCAGAACGTATAGTCTTCTGACAGGTAGCGGCGATCAATCGGATCTATCATAGTATCGAACAATGCATAGAAATGATCCTTCAAGTCAGCATTGGCAATGTTAACGTCGTTGTTGTACTTGAGTTCGGGGTAAGCCTTAATCATCTTAAGAATAGCTTCACGGCTAATCATCATGAAACCTGTACCGGCATCATGCAGTTTAATCAACCCATTCTCAACACCAATGGTCTTAGTTTCTTTATCTACAAACTTAAAGTTAATAGCATAGTCAGAACCGAAGGATGCCATATCACGATCGGATAACTCTTTACCTTTGTTAGCTGGATCAGATAAATTAGCTCTAATCTTATCCCAGGCCACACCCTTCTTAGGATAGGCACCTACCACTACATCTTTCTTGTGAGCATAGAGCTTCAAGATGTCTTCTGTCTGGAATTCAATATCGGCATCGACAAACATAAGATGAGTATAATCAGATGCAAGAAAGTAAGCTACCAATACATTACGTGCACGAGTAACCAAGGACTCGTTAGCAATAGTACCGAATGCCAGAGGAATTTGATGACCGTTAAAGAATGTCATCATCTTGATGACAGACCGGAAGTAAGGTTCGTTTAGCTGACCACCATAGCATGGTGTAGCGATAAAGAATTTGTTTTTACGAATCTCTTCAACAGAAAGTTGAACTTGCTTAGTTGCCATAATTTAGCTCCAAAAAAGAATTATAATACTTCAATATCAAATAGTTTATATTTAAAAGAAGCGATACCTACGAAATACTCAACAGAGGAAGATGTTATATCAAAGTCAAGAGCTTCCACAGAGACAGGGAAAGTATCTTTAAAGTTAATATTAGTCTTCGGTACGTTGTTACTATCCAATATAGTTAAAGTTGCATCTGAATAGGCTATAGCAGTCGAGCCACCAGATGCATCTCTTACAAAAGGAAACCTATTTAACCGTTCTCCAGTAAAATTTCTATATTGATTATAGTCGTTTGGAAAGCCAAGTGCAACTAACCATTCATATAATTCAATGTAATTTGACATATCTTCGGTAATTAAAAACCGAATTGTAAAATCTCCAAATAAATTCTTATCTCCTACAACAGGAATATCTAAGAATGGTGTTGGTTGTGTGGCAAAACCTAATGTCAGACCCGGTAAATTAGCTGATTGGCAGGTAAATGCAACACTTGGTAG